TCTAAACGCAGAAAATCTGCCAGAAGAGTTTACCTTCTCACGCGCTGGAGCAGCCGAAACGGTCTATGCCGCCGACTTTGATGACCGCATTGACATCGTGCCTGTGTCCGACCCCAACATCTTTAGCACCGCCCAGCGTATCGCGCAGGCACAGGCCGTGCTGCAAATGGCGCAGGCCGCACCGCAACTGCATGATATGTACGAGGCGTACAAGCGGATGTACGAGGCGATCCGCATTCAGAACATCGATGAAATATTAAAAAAGCCAGAAGAAGCCGTCCAGATGGACTGCATCGATGAAAATATGAGCGTGATGTATGGCAAGCCAATCCGCGCCTTCATTGAGCAAGACCATGAGGCGCACATCGCGGTGCATATGCAGTTTCTGCAAGACCCATCTTTGGCTGGCAACCCCGGCGCTAAAACCATGCAGCCGATCTTAATTGCACACATCGCAGAGCATATTGCGCTGCTGTATCGCCTGAGAATGCAGGCCAGTGTGGCAATGCCACTGCCGCCACTGCCCGACTTTAAAGACCCCAACTTTAAGTTTGAGGACGTTGATCCAGAGCAAGATCGCTTAATTAGCCAACGGGCCGCAGAAGTGGTCAGGGCCGCACCCCAGATGAAGCAGATCGAAGCGATCAGGGGCGTTGGTCAGCAGGGTCAAGGTCAGGGCAATCCATTGGAATACGCGCAGCAGTTGGCAAAGTTGGAGACCGAAGCCCTCACGGCCAGAACACAGGCGCAAATTGCTGCCGATCAGGCCAAGGCTCAGTCCAACATTCAGATCAAGCAGGCAGAGGCCAAGCAGGATATGCAGATCGAAATGGCAAAGGCGCAAGCCGACTTGCAGGCGAAGGTCACAAAGCTGGAGGCCGAATTGCAGCTTGAGCGGGAGAAGAACGCAGCAAAACTAGAAATGGAGGCAATGAAGAATGTACCCCCCACGATATAATTTGCCCCCCATAAATCCTGCCGCCTTCGGCGGTTTGCCGAAAGAGCAAGCGCAGGGTGCGCGGCCCCCGCCCTCCTCCCAAGGTGGGGGTCAGCAGCCCATAGACATGAATAAATATTTAATGAATAAAGTAGCTGAGATTCGACAGCGCATGGGCGCTGGTGATATGGGTGCCTTGACGGCGATATCGGACGCCGCACAGGTTCCAGTACAGCAGCCCCCTATGCAGGGGCCACCTCAAAGACAGGGAATGGCGTGATGGATGAAAAACAGGGCGCGTTTGCAGATTTAGATTTTAAAGATAAATTTGATGATTTTGATTTGCCTGTTTCTGGCAACATTAATATTGACGGCACCTCAAATGAACCACGTTCTGAATTGGATTTATACAGAACATTTGATGGCAGGATGGGCAGCATTAAACCCTCAATCGGCTACACTATTGAAGAAACAAAATCCAGAGATGGCATGGCTGACGTTAGAAACAAGGCCAGAACTGTGCGTCTTGGTCTGGATGGATCGACCACATTGGGGCCAGTAGATTTAAGCGGAAACGTCATGGGCAGCAGAACCATGCAGGACAAAACCTATACGTTTCCCTTTGCCACTTTCACGCAGGAAAGCTCCAGCACATTTTCAAAATTAGGTGCAGCGGCAAAGATGGGCGCGTTTGATTTTGAAATTAACAGGCAAAAATCAAGCGGCATGGAGCCAGTATATTCTGGATCGATTGGCATGAATATTGGAGATGGTGGTCGCATTAGCTACTCTGACAGCAGCACTGGCGAACCAAGAATTGACGCCAGATATCGAATGGAGTTTTAGATATGTGTTTTGACGGTTCAAGCGAAGATGGCGGCAGCGAAAATGATGGATACATTAGTTTTGCAGATATGTTTGACGGCGGTGGGCCGGGTCGATCTGGCGCACGATTTAGTGGCGCAGGCGTAGGTGCTTTAGATCAAAACAAAGATAATTACATTTCTGAAGCCGAATATCTCTCAGGAGAACAACATTCTATATCCAATAAAAAGCGCGGTATTTCTGGCCCTGATGATGGGCCTATTGGTTATGCATATGATAATCGTGATAATTTTATCAGTGGCATAAGCAATTCCTTCGGCGCACTGCCACGGGGATCGATACGTCAAGAGGCTGCATTAGGTCCAGAATATGGATCACCAATAGAGACAAAAAATATGGCTAGGTTCTTGCAGGGATTTGCTGGCGATGCCAGAGACATGGCTATGGCTCCAGTTCGTGCGTACAGAGGCGAGGGCGCACTGCCCGATCCTGTTGGTACACCAGAACAACAGGCAAGAAGTTTTGACAGCATCTTTAACAAAGGCTCTTCTGATTTCAATAATTTACCAGAGGCTCAACGAAACGCTATCATACGAGGTACACGGTCTTTAAATCCACGGGCCGTGTCGATGCCTGCGCCTGCGCCTGTGGCTGTGCCTGAGACTTTTTATTATGACGATGACCCATATTCAGATCAAAAAACTAATGCGAACTTAAAAGACAAAGTTGTTTTTAAAGACGGGATGTATAATTTTTATGAAAATGGTCAGTTAATTAGACAAATAACTGAGCAAGAATATAATCAAATGTTAATGAACCCGTATAGAACTGCATAGGAGACCGACATGAACCCCGACCTTGAACTAATTCAACAGTACGCACAGGCCATACAAGCCACTGGATTGCTGGAAGAAGACACCGTAAATGGCATTACCGCAATGGTTGATCGGGCGAGAGATCAGTTTAGAGTTGCTGATGAGCAGGGCATTCCGCGAGAAACCCTACAGCTTTTGCCTGACGATCAACGCGCAGCAATGCAGGAAGTTTTAATGCAAGTGCAACGGTCTTATAGCGCAAAGTCTGAAGGCGAAATGATGAATGCAAGAAGTCGATTGGCGGCAGATAAAGCGATGCCACAGGGACTAAGTGAAGGAGAAATGAATAGGTTTATGGCGCAAAAACGGGCCGCACAAATCCAAACTGAAAGAGCTTCTATGGGCGCACGGTCTGAAGGCGAAATGATGAATGAGCGGTCATACCAAGTTGATGATGGAATGATGAGTATGCCACCAAGTCAAATGGCTGAAATGCAGCGCAAGGGCGAAATATCTCCCGACACTATTTATGAGAATATCGATGGATTAGACATTGCGCGGAGACCTACTGCACCAGCAACATCGCTACGCCCAAAACCACGCCCAGCAAATCTAGGCACAATGGGACAGACGCGCCCACAACTGCGACCATAAAGGAGGCCGACATGGCACAGGTAGAAGTCGAAAACATGGAAGAAAATGCAGACCTTTTTATGGCAAAAATGGGCTTTCCCCATGATGCAGAAGGTTTGGAAATGTCAGACGATCAACTCGTTAACTTTTTGCTGCTGTGCCATCAAGACATGATGGACGTTGATGGCGAAGATTACGGCGAAGACTACGAAGAGGTCGATGATCAAATGATGGATATGCCCCACGACAGTGACGTAAAGGTCAAGGTCATGAAGCTCGACGGCGGCAATGTCCAAGAGATGATGAACAAGCTGCTTGGCGGTCACTAATGCCCGTTATGAAGGTCAAGGGCGGCTACCGCTGGGGCAGCAGGGGCAAGGTTTATAAAACCAAGGCCGAAGCTGAGAAGCAGGGCCGCGCTGCCCACGCCGCTGGATATGGCAAAAAGAAAAGGGGCAAGTAGATGGCAGGGCCGTTTAATATAAACGCTTTATTGAGAGCATCGACAGCAACAGGAAATCCTATTGGCGCTCTTGGCCCTTTGGTCAGTGGCAAAGTACCGGGGGCCAATCCTTCATTCGGGCCAACTGGCCGTATTTCTACCCGTGTTCCAAGAGAAGGAACGCCAAACACTGGTGGTGAACGACCAAAGCCAGAAGTTTATAGTGGTGGTTTAACAATCGGCAGATCAGCTATGGAAGGTCTTGGAAATGTAAAAGACAATATATTAGGCAAAAATATGGAATTTTTGGCGTCTGGTCGGAAAGCGGAAGCAGACCCAAAGAAAAATACATATGAAGATTTGGAGACATATTTTCCCGGCTTTAAAGGCATAAGAGGTTTACCAGAAGCAGACGCAGCAGATTTTGTCAGTGCAATGCAGCGAGAAAATTTAAACTGGATCATGGATAAATTGCCTGCTGGCTTTCAAGATCGTGCTAAATATTGGTACGTTGGTGCCAATAGATTTTCTGAAGAGCTTGCAATTAAATATGGCATCCCAAGGCAATCAATGTCTGGCGTATTGGCGGCTCTATCACCTCAAATGGATTGGTTTAAAAACGCATCTCTTGGTGAGCGCGTTGTGGATGCCGTCATTAATAACCGTGCATTTCCTTGGTCAGAAGAAATGACCAATGTTGCGAAGCGATATCCAACATTTGTGGCGACAGCAAAAGGAAGCCCAAATAAAAGAATTTGGGAAAGCATTAAAGGCAAATCTTATAAAGACCTTGAGACCATAGAGCAAAAGGCAATGTGGGTTAGAGCATATGATCAAGCCCACAACCCCAGTACATATCGCGCTCTTACGCCAGAAGGCGACATTGGCGACATAATTGGGACAAAAGATAAAAACACTACCGCAAGCATTGGCTGGGGCAGCTTTGGCGACATTGGAAAGGCCATTCAATCCATTGAAAGCGGTGGTGATTTCAACATCATATCTGATGCAATGGGTAATAACCATAAAGTAAGAAACTTCTTTAATAATATTGAAGTTCCATTTTCTGACATGGGCGATGTTACAATCGACACACACGCCATTGCTGCTGGTATGATGCGGCCATTGGCTGGCAACGATCAGCTAACGTCACAAGGTTTGGGCATGGCTGGGGGATCATCAAAAGGAACGGGTGCAAAAGGATTATATGGATTAACGGCAGATGATTATAGATTTGTTGCTGATCAACGTGGACTTTTACCAAGAGAAACGCAGTCTATTGTTTGGGAAGGCATAAGGGGTCTTTTCAACAATAAAAGCGTTGATTTAAAAACAAAGGTAAATTCTGTTTGGTCTGCTGTTGATCGTGGAGACCTTACACCAGATCAGGCGCGTGATTTCATCGAAGAATATTCTGGAAAATTTAACACTGGCGTGATTTCCCCAAGAACAAACCGATCAATTGCTGCTGGTAATAGCACTATGTTTAGTGTGCCACTGGCAATAGGTGGAGCTGCTTTAGGCGCATTGCCATCTGAAGATGAACTTCCACCAGAGGAGGACGGCACCTAATGGCGGCAAAGAAAAAAAAGAAAGCCAAGCGAGACGCCTGCTACAGTAAGGTCAAGGCGCGATACACGCGCAACGGCGGCACATGGCCGTCAGCCTATGGCTCTGGCGCTTTGGTGAAATGCCGCAAGGTCGGCGCAAAAAACTGGGGCAATAAAAGTGGCAAAAGCAAAAAAAAGTAGCGGCAACAGTCTGAAAGACTGGTTCGGTCAGAACAAAGGCAAGGGCTGGGTCAATTGTAAAACTGGTGGCCCCTGTGGCCGCAAGAGCCGCAAGTCTGGTGGATCATATCCCGCCTGCCGTCCCACAATGGCGCAATGCAAAAGCAAGTCGGCCAAGTCGGCAGCAAAGCGCAAGACATCTGCAAAGCGCGTAAACTGGAAGGGCAAGAAATAATGGCTAAAAAAGCGGTTGAAGCGCCCAAGGGCTATCACTGGATGAAGTCGGGCAAAGGCTACAAGCTAATGAAGGGCGACTATAAGCCTCACAAGGGCGCAGTTAAGAAGGCTTCATTTGATGTGCAGAAAGTTCACAAGTGAGTGGTACACGTCTTCGCCTTGGTTCTATATATCGGCATTGCTAATGATCGTAAGCTGGTCAGCGATGATATGTTGTTTCGCAGCATAGAAACGTGTACATATTTTGCGAAAGCAATCGTCGGGCGATGGGGATACCACAGTAATCCAAAAGATTTTGGCGTTGCATATTGTGTTCCAAGGCTGGTCGATCCTGACAAGGCGAGGATTTATTGAATGGCAGGCATTGGTGCATTGCTCAATTTAGCAAAGAGTGGCCGCAAGATCGGTGCGCTGCCGTCTAATCCATTTATGGCAGAGGTTGCAGCAAAATCTTACATGCCAAAGTCAACCGCCCGTGCTGCACGGGAGCAGGGTCTTGATATTAGCCAAAACCAAGTTAAAGAAATTAGAGACGTAAAGGCTCAAAGAACAGAAAATGCAAATTTCACAGACCCCTTAGTTTTAGCCGCAGCAACAAGAAAATTTAGAACGCCGACAGCAATTGGTCAAAAAAACGCAGCAGATTTAGAATATCACAACAATATGCTTGATAGAATTATGAAAGCCGAAGCTGAAAAAGCGGCAATAATTGCCACAAAAGACAATCTTTTATTTGCGGCCCGTGAGGCCAGAAAGCTAGGCTACAACGTAAGAAAATCAACAGATAAAAATGGCAATGTAAGCAGCTATTATGTTGAGACACCATCTGGAGATGTTCGGATTAGCGACCACGAACTGCCGTATTCTCCACGACGAGATTTTATGGCTACAGAACACGGGCAGGCGGGGTTTAGTGGATTTCATGGTGGAGAATTAATTGTTGATCAGAACACTACTTTGGACGATGTTCTGGACACACTAATACCAAAGGACGCAGAATAATGGCAAAATACAAAGGCAAAAGCGTCACACTGAACAAGCCGCGCAGAATTGCGAAGGGCGAGACCAGCCACGGCAAGAAGAAATCTGTGGTGTACGTTACGGACGGCGACAGGGTAAAGCGCGTGACCTTTGGCGACCCCAACATGAAAATCAAGAAAAACCAAAAGGGCAGACGATCTAATTTTAGGGCGCGTCACAATTGTGATAACCCCGGCCCAAAAACCAAGGCCAGATACTGGTCATGTAAGGCGTGGTGATAATATGGCACTTTTGACAGTAGATGGGCGGCAAGAAGAAAACTTTTCAAATGTGGCGTATCGGCCAGATGGACAGCTAAACATTCCTTCGCAGGCTGCGGCTGACGAGCAAAACTCTATGCGCGAAGAGTTTTTGGCGTTTGAAAATGCAATGTTGGAAGAAAGAAATCCCAGCAAAGGCGATCCATTTCCACAAAGCAATTTTGCGTATGATGACGGCACTGCCCCAACGCTTCAAGAAATGGCGCAATATGAAGAAAATAGGCTAAGACAAGATGCAATAGACAGTGGTGTTCCACGGGCTGATATTGGTGGAACCGTTGCTTCACAAGAAAACAAAGAAGAAATGTTGTCGAATTATGGCTTTCGGTTTGGCAACAAAATGTTCAGAAATGTTGGAGCAATTGCAAAGGCCGCGCTGACTGGAGAAGGCACAGCAGAAACAGCCCTTGGCTCTTGGGATAAATATGTTGGAGGGGCGCAGGCAGCATATTTAATTGGGGGTGCTGCCGATTTATCATCATCAGCAATACTAAGTGCATTAGGATTGCTTGGATATGGCGCTGGTTTTGTGGCTGAACAGGTGCCGTTTCAAAGTGAGAACGATGAAGATCGGCTTGCGCGTGATTTGTTGTCATTCCCAGAGGCTCTAGACCCCATGTATGCACAATTTGGTGCATTGGTGCCTATCGCACGATATGGCAAAACAGGCTTTGCACAAGCTCCTGTTCGCGTTGGCGCTCAAACATCAAGTCAGGGTGGGTTGGTAGAGGCCGCAGGACGGGGAGCAGAAACCAATCTTGGCCCAACGGGTAGGCCACTAAGCACCATTATTCCCACGGGCGCTGGAGACGCTGTTCGCGTGGAGGCTAGGCCTATTGCAGAAATACAAAACGCTGCATCAAGATATATGAAGGATCGCGGCATAGATGCTGGTGATGGATACGATGTCACAGGATATCCAGAGTTAAATAAAGACAGAGCAAGGCTGGTGGCGGCTGCTTACCAGCAAATGAAAGATGACCCCACGAACCCCGCTGTTCGCAGGGCTTATGAAGCATTGATTGAAGAAACGCTGGGTCAGTTACGAGCTTTGGATAAAACTGGCATAGAATTAGATTTCTTAGCGCCAAACACGCCGTATCCATATGGTGCATCGCCTGCTATGGGATATGGTGATATTGTTACGAACAAACGCCTTGTGACCTTCCCAACAAGAGATGGCTATGGCACAGGCACCACAGCCAATGACTTTGAAGTTGCTAAAAATCCGCTGTTAAGAAATGTGGGCCGTGTAGGAACAATGGACGATGCAACCGCAAACGATGCGTTTCGCGTTGTTCACGATGCATACGGACACTTTGGGCCGGGCAATCCTTTCTTCCGAAGCAAAGGCGAGGAACGAGCGTTCTTAGAACACAGACGGATGTTTAGCGATGATGCACTGCCAGCAATGGCTTCGGAAACAACAGGCCAAAACAGTTATTTAAACTTTGGCCCTGATGAGATTTTCAATGCAAAGGCAAGCGGAGAAACGACAAAATACGCTCCACAAAAAATTGGCATTATGCCAGATTGGGCAACAGACCCAACAGGAATGCCAGATGGTGCGGAATTGCGTAGGCTACAAAATATTGTTGATGACTGGCGAAGGACAGGCGGCTAATGGCTTTAGATGATCGCAAAGAATATGGCGTATTGCCAACTGACGGTCTACCAGAGGGCAGCTATGACGTTGCTGGGCCGATTGTTTTTTTAAACAGTCTTGCCAAAAAAGTCCCGTCTTACAAACAATTTTTGGACGATGTAAAAGTAGCGGAAGATCAGGGCTTTGACATTTGGGAGCTAGATCGTGCGTTTAGAGACCCAATTAAGGGTGAGCTAATGTATGATACTGGCACGGCATATACGGGAAAAACGCTGCCAAAATACAAAGATTCTGAAGAACTTTTGCAAGATACCAGTGCCATGACCCTAGATGACTATCTGGATGATAGCGAAATTAAAAAAGTCCTTGGCAATGCAGCCAAAGGTGTGAAGATCGGAGAGGTTGAAGGTGATAAGCTAAATCTTGCTGGTGGTCTTACAATTCGTGGCGCACCAAACGAATACACTGCTTTATTTGTTGGGCCATCAAAAAATAGAGGCAGGCTTAGTGAGCAAGAAATAATTGATCACGAAGTCGGACACGTTGTTCAAGAAAAATTTGGAATGCCAATAGGCACAAATCCAAAAATTGCTGCGGAATGGTTGAGGTTTTTAAAAGCAACAGGCCGTATCAGCGATGAGGTTTATCTTAATGCGACTAGAACACGAAACCCACAAGAAAGTTTGACTGGGGATTGGGATTATGACGAAGGCTATCGCACAAGCATGGGCGAAGCATATGCACGGGCAGGGGCAAATATTACACAAACGGGCCAAAGGCCGCGCCTTTCTGATTTTGCAGAACAAGGATTTCCAATTAAAAGAGAAGATATGTGGGAATTTTATGATGAAGACGTTAATAAAGCCAGAGATTGGCGCGTTAATCGTGGTGGTGCGTTGTGGAATTTTAAGCCATGATGAATGCAGGAGAGATATAAATGGCTAGAGCGGCAGTAAAAAGAGTGGCGCAGGCTGAGATCAGAGCCGCCAAGAAGTTTTTGGAGCGGCGTGGTCTAAAGTCTGACGATGTATCGCCACGCAAGTTTGCAATGGCTGCAAAAGAACTGGACAAGGGTTTTGCTGATACCCTAAAAATATTGGCAAGAGAATTGTCTGGAGGACAGGTCTGATGAATATTGTAAATTTTTTAAGAAATTTAAGCAGAAAAGCTCCAATTCCCACGCCAATGGAAATGGTGAGAGATAATGCTGCTTCTAGCTTAATTAGAAATCCTTCAAGCAATCGGCAAATAAATCAAATTGGAGCCTTAGACCAATTTGAAGGGCCAAGCCCAGCACAATCAAACGTGCCTTTAACTCCGCAAGAGCTTGATGAACTTTTATATGGAAATTTCACACCACCCATGACAGCCGCAGAACGCGCAAGGCTGATGGAAATGCAAAACCCCGTTGGCAATTACGATGAATAGAGCCAGCTTTCCCTCACTGATGAAAGGAAAAAAAATGAAATATGGTAAAAAGAAAACTGCAAAGGTTGTAAAAAAGAAAAAAAAGAATAAAAAGAAATCAATGAAAAGGGGATACTGATGACAGACAATAAAGACGTAACGGTACACGTCACAGGCGTCTCCATGTCGGGAGGCGTTAAGAATGACAATAAGCGATCTGCTCCAGCAGATCAGAAACAATCTGGAAAAGAGACGGCTTGAAATAGCTGACAGTATGCTTCGGGGTCGAATGTCTGACTTTGAAGCATATCACAAAAACGTGGGTATTGCAGAGGGGCTAGAACAAGCATCTGACGTAATACATGACACGATCAAAAGCATAAACAAAGAGGATGAATAACCATGTCTCATCAACATGACCGTATATACACAGATGAAGAAACCAGTGCGACCATTGGTTCCCATCAAATCCCAATTCCCATGAATTGGAAGGTCTTGGTTCAGCCAAATCAGGTAAAAATGAAGACCGCAGGCGGCATTCTGCTGCCAGACACCTCAAAGGACAACGAAGAATACCTGACCGCCCACGGCACCGTCTGTGCAATGGGTGACTTAGCGTATCGTGACCGCGACACAGGAGAACGCTGGAAGTCTGGCGTATTGCCACAAATCGGTGATCGCGTGACCTACGGTAAATACGCTGGTCAGAAAATCGTTGTGAAGGGCGTAAAGTTTTTATTGCTTAATGACGATGAGCTAACGTCCATTTTACCAGACGGCGTCGAAGTCGCCGCATATTTGGGGTAGAGCCATGTCGGAACAAGAGAAAATTCTTGAAGAAATCGAGGCCGAAATCCAAGCGGCCAAGGAAGGCAAGGAAGATGATTTTGAAATAGAAATCACCGACGAGCCGAAGCCAAAGCCTGAGAAGCCACAGGAAGACCCTGTGGAGGCCGCTGATGATCAGGAGCCAGACTATGGGCCAAAGGTGCAGAAGCGCATCAGCAAGCTCGTAGCGCAGCGCAGAGAGGCTGAAATACAAGCGCGGCAGATACAAGAGCAGAACGCGCAACTGCAAAAGCGGCTAGAGCGTCTGGAGCAGGGATCGCAGCAAAACGCTGAACAGGAGTTCAACGCGAAATACCAGCAAACAAAGCAGGCGCTGCACAAGGCGGTTGAAGAGGGCGACACAGAGGCCCAAGTCAACTTTCAAGAGCAAATGGCAGACATGAGAGCGGCCATGCGCGTGGCACAGGCCACCGATCAGTATCGGCGGCAGGACATGCAGCGTCAGCAGCAACGCCAACAACAGCAGCCACAGCGTCAGCAACAGGCGCAAGGCAATCAGCCACCTGAGAAAGCAATGTCATGGTGGCAGCAAAATAACTGGTTTAATGCCACAGGCTTTGAACGAGAAACAGCCGCTGCACGGGCCATAGATGTGCAATTAGATTTGGAAGGGTTCGACAAGAATAGCGACGAATATTACGCGCAACTTAACGGACGTTTACAAAAAGTATTTCCTGAGTTAAAGTCAGGGCCAAGTCCGAAGCAAAGACCAAAAGGTAGGTCTCCAGTCGCCCCCACTACGGGCGGGTCTTCAGCTTACAAGGGCAATCGTGTGCGTATGACGCAAGAGCAGCTTAGAATGGCTAGGGAACTTGGTATAAACGATGAACGTGGTCTCAAGAAATATGAAGCCGAAATTCGCCGTCAACAGAGGGAACAATAGTCATGCCTGAGAAAAGAAATGTTCGTGCAGAACAATCACGATCTTCCACCCGCGACGAGCAATCTCGCACAGAAGCGGCGTGGAAACCACCAGCACTGTTGGACGCACCAGAAGCCCGTCCCGGCTATGTCCAACGCTGGGTCGCAACCTCGATTCAAGGGAAAGACACCCCCGACAACGTGTATAAAAGAATGCGCGAAGGTTGGGAGCCACGCTCTGCTGACACTGTGAAAGAAAAGTTGTTTCCGACTATCAATCATGGGCAGTGGACAGGATCAATTGGGATTGAAGGAATGTTGCTTTGCGAAATGCCAAAGGAACGTCATGCCGCGCAAAAACGGTATTACGAAGGCAAAAACGAAGAGCAAAATGAAGCAGTCGCAGGAGAGCTTGATGCGTTTGGACGGCGTAGTGGGCAGACGTTCTATCAAGAACGTAAGTCCGAAGTAAGTCGCGGCAGAACACTTTCTGCCATGAGCGATTAACCTTAACGCTATAGGAGCGAAAAATGGCAAATGTAGACGCCGCATTCGGGTTTGTACCCGTCCGTCACATGAGCGGTAATGCACCTCGCACCAATAAATATACCATTACGTCTGGTTTGGCTGAGAACATCTTTTCGGGTGATCTCTGCATTCTGACAGCAGATGGGGTTATCACACCTCACACTGCGACAGAAACCAACAATATCGGTGTGTTTGACGGTGTGTCGTACACTGCCTCTGATGGTTCATATGTATACAGTGAATATTGGCCGTCAGGAACAACAGCTACAGATATATGTGCATATGTTTATGACGATCCATATATCGTGTATAAAGTCCAGTCTGATGGATCGCCTGCACAGACAAATATCGGCAACTGCGCCGATGTTGTTGCTGGAACAGGTTCCACAATAACTGGAAGGTCAGCGTTTGAGTTGAACTCAACAATGGGTACTGGCACAGCAAGTGCCAAAATCATCGCATTGTATGATTCACCAGATAATGCTTTCGGCGCAAACGCAGTGGTTGAGGTGCTTGTAAACGAGCATATTCTCAAAGCCACCGCTGGTATATAAGGAGGGCATGAACAATGGCAATGAATAGAGCGAGTTTTGCAAAAACTCTAGAGCCGGGTCTGAACACTCTCTTTGGACTTGAGTACGACAGCTATCCCGCTGAATACGAGGCCGTCTTTGAATCGAATAGCTCTCAAAAGGCTTACGAGGAAGACGTACTTTTGAGTGGATTTGGACAAGCGCCAACAAAAACTGAAGGTGGAGCCGTCTCTTACGACAGCGCAAGCCAACAGTGGACTGCGCGTTACCAGCACGAAACCATCGCCTTGGCGTTCTCAATCACTGAGGAAGCTGAAGAAGATGGTCAGTATGGTTCGCTGGCTTCGCGCTACACAAAGGCGCTGGCACGTTCAATGGCATCGACCAAAGAGATCAAGGCCGCTAACGTCTTGAATAACGCTCAAGCCGCTGGATTTACTGGTGGTGACGGTCAAACTTTGTTGAGTGCATCGCACCCAACACAGAACGGCAACCAGTCTAACGTGCTTGCCACGGCGGCTGATCTGTCCGAGACATCTCTTGAGTCGATCCTGATTAACATCAGCGACATGAAAGATGATCGTGGCCTTCGCATTGCGGCGCAGGGTATGCAATTGGTTATTCCAACTGCCTATCAGTTCACCGCAGAGCGTCTGCTGGAATCAGCATTGCGTCCAAGCACTGCCGATAACGACATCAACGCGATTAAGGCTGGTGGTTATTTGCCACAGGGCTATCACATCATGCGCCGTTTGACTGATGCTGATGCGTTCTTTATTAAAACTGACGTTCCAGATGGTCTGAAGCATTTCACCCGTTCAGCAATGAAAAAGGGTATGGAAGGCGACTTTGAGACTGGCAACGTCCGTTACAAGGTACGCGAAAGATATAGCTTTGGCTTCACCGATTGGCGCGCCTTATTTGGAACCGAAGGCGCAGCATAAACAACCCACTCTCCTCTTCCTTGTTGGGTCAAACTGGGGCGGTCTTCGGATCGCCCTTTTTTTACTTTAAATAAAAATGCATTTTATTTGCATCTGCCTATTGTATTCTGGATTGTATCCCTTATATCAATCATAAGAGAAACAGAGGAGAAAAAAATGGAACTTAAAGCAGTAAAAAACGGCGCAGATTATGAGATCAGCGCCCTTCACGGGGACACATGGTTTTTGGTAGGCAAATTTGCTGATTGTGAGTTTGGTCGTTATGTTTTTGAAACAGATGATCCAGAGTTGAACAATTATTATAATTGTCATTTTGAAGCTGCTGACGAAGTTAGCATTTACGATTTGACATCGCAGCTTCGGGTTTTTCGTTCAGCGTATGAAGAAATAGAAGCAGAAACCGAAGCAGATATGGCTGCTGATCGCGCAAATGAAGCGGCTGCTAATCGTTATTGGGAAGATCGCGGCTGGGAAGATAAGTTCATCGAAGAAGATATGGGTCGTTCTCCATTCGGTCGTTAATCAAAGCGGGGGCCACGCGCCCCCATTCAACTAGGAGGAAAAAATGAAAATTACAAAAATATATGATGGTCGGACGGTGGGAGAAATGGACGCAGGCCGTAAGTTTTTTATTCGCGCCCAATTTACTGCAGACGGTCACAATTATGTGGGGTTTAAGGATGGTGATAAATACCGTTTTTCTCGCTTAGTTATAAATGG